GTAATACTCTATGTTACCCCAAGGATCAATAAAAGGATCTACGCTCATAATCTCAAAGACGATAGGTGTTCCATCTGCATTCAAATGTAGTTCCTCATCAGGAGCACCAAGCAGTCTTGCCTTCTTACATACGTTAGTAATAAGGATATCACTGATAGGATGATTGCCCCCATCTTTGTCTACCCTTGGATCTGACGGATACTTGAAGCGACCATTCAACCTTTTCTTGTAAGTAAATGCTGTGTCTGCGTTTAAGTCTTGTAGGTTTACCGTTCCCATAACATTGAAGTAGGACTGCCTTTCGTTCCTATCCAAACCCCAAATCTTCACAGACTCGCCAAACTCGTTCTGTCCTACACCACCAATAATGTTACCAAAGTCATCTTGAATAAGATCTTGTGACGGCGTAGAGGAAGCGTCTAAATAAGAAGCATAGTAAACATCACAACTCATAAGGAAAAGAAAACTTGGAAGTTTTAGACCCATTCTAAAGCACTCCAAGGCGGTTAATGTTTGTTGCTTTATTAATATACTTCCTTAAGATAGCATCAACCGTTTTGTTTCCAGTAGAACCAAATCCCATATTCATTCCAGCACGAGACTGCATAGACAACTTGAACTGGTCTGTAGAGTACTCTGTGATGTAATCATCAAACTCAGTATTACCAATTTCACCATACTCAAGCCACATAACCCGTAACAACTCTGCAACTAACTTAATGTCGTCAGGGATATGAAGGTAGCCATTAGACAAAAGAAATGTGTAGTAGTATCCTTCTGGGAAAAATGGGGCAAGTTGATGATGAGTGAAGTAAGTATCACTATTCCCGTTATGGTAACGAACAGGTCTTGAAGCAATATCAATTCTTTGATTATTGTTAACAACAGTAATCGCAGTCATATCTCTAGTCATTTCATAATTAAAGATGTTAGTAAAGTCTAAGTCACCCGGCATAGGTAAGTACTTGTAATAAACTTGAACGTTATTCTGCCATGCTTCCAACACTCCTACAGTAAGAGCAGGTGTTGGGAAAAAGTCTGTTCCTAATCCTTGACCTTCGCAAGCCTCCCTAGTGAAATAGAACCCACCAGTAATAGCGTCAATGGTAGCACTGATGATTGCTTCTTCTACTAACTCTAGGGGATCATCTAGATCTACCGCCCAATATGGGCGCTTGATTTCTAGGTCATCTATGAAACTTGTTTGACCATCATTCCAGATAAAAGTAATATCCTCAGACTGGATGTTCAAAGAGTAGGTCTCATCAAAATAAGCAAAAGGGTAGTTAGGAAGATCAAACTTGATAACACCAAGAGCATCACTAACTACCGCAACACCCCACTCCGTATTGCGATTAAAAATAGCAACATCATAAGCAGTGTCTGGAAGAGCGTTAGGAACCTCAATAGACAAAGGAAGTGGGGGTTGACGATATAGTCTCATTACATTCTACGTCCCTTGGGGCCAATACGTTGACCGGGCTTGATGCCTTTTTCTTTCGCTCGCATAAGTTCTTCTTTATCTGCCAGACGAACATCAGGAAGGCGAACCCAAATCTTTGCAAGGTCTTCCTTTACAATGTTATATCCAATAGTAAGTTTTCCTAAACTAGAAGAAGAATACTTCTTTTCAGAATAAAGACAAACAGCCATGTCGTTACCAGTAGGCTTACGATCATCAATCTCTGTGTTCATTATTCTCTCAGCAATTTCTGCATCTTCTCTAGCCTGACGAGCATCCTCATTACGAGAGGTCATTACATGCTGCTCTTCATTATCTTCAGCAAACAAAGACTCCAAGGTTTCTCCCTGTGCCTCTTCTGACCCCATACTATCTTTTACGATAGCAAGGATTTCCGACTTCTTAGTTGCGCTCTGCAACTTGATTCCATTATCCTTTGCGTAAGACCGCAAGTCTTTAATGTTCAGTGTATCAACATTCATAACTACTCCTTAGTATTCCTATTGTATCTATTATACCACAAATAGATGAGAGGGGAGAGCCTTTCGGCCCTCCCCTCACAAGTTGCTTTATGTTAGACAGTTGCTACTGCAACAGCATCTAGTTCTTCCCAAGCAATACCGAAACGCATGAATACTGTGTATTCAATGGTATCTTTCTTGGCACGGTACTCACGGTTGACCGTGATGTCCCGCTGAATTCCCCAAATACGGTTCGCAGGGAACGTAAGTTCCACACGACCTTCAGGGAAGTAAGGAACTTCCAGTACTGGCACACCAAGAACACGAGTAGCCGCTGGGCCACCTAGTTCCTGATCCCGACCATCAAGGTATGAGTTTGCATACATTTGAGTTGAAGGGGAGTGACCAGTTGGGGTTCCGGTTCCGTTAGAAGCCACGATCTTCGCAAAGGTATCGCTACCTGCGTAGTAACGTAGTCCCGACTTGATGGCACGGTACTTGCGAGGCATTGCAAGAAGGATTTCCTGCATCGTCTCGGTGTCCCAAACGGGAGTACCAGCAGCGGTAACATCGTGTGCTCCGCCACCATCATTAACGAACCGATCCCAGTCACCAGTTGGCTGTGCAAACTGGTCAAGAGTGTTTGCTGCGCCGGAAACTGCTGCGACTGTGCCGAAGTAAGAAGGCACTGCTGCGTGACCATCGTTGTCTGCTTGAACACAGAAGCCATCCATGATTCCCAAGAATGGGTCCGTGGTATCGCTGAGGTCACCATTAATGGCGAGATCCTCAATGTCGTTAGCAAACGCAGAAGTCATCATGCGAACTAGGTGATCTTCAAGTGCTGCACCTTCGATGTTATCTTCAAGTGCTTCACTGGAAACCTCCCAGTCTAGCCGTAGTTTCTTTGTTGACAAGTCCACCTTTGAAAAAGTTGCGCCAGCATTTACATGCTGTGCGTCAGCCTGAGCAGCGGCCCGAAGGACACGCTGTCCAACGTTTACCTTTTCCAGTTCCATCGTGTTTGCTCGCATAGTGATGCGCCGCCCATCACGGGCCAACATCGTAGCATCCCAAACATAATCAATGAAAGAGCGACTCTGCTCTGGGTTGAGGATACCTCCACCTGTCTGCCCCGAAGGACTGATGTCTAGCGGTGAGGGCGTTCCCCCAATTTGAGCATTGAGAGCCTGACCAAGATTGTTGTAGTTAGTAGCGTCACCATCGTTTTGTTGGCCGACACCACCTACACCAATGTAACCTGAAGAGTGCTCTGTAGTCGGAACACCAACGTTCCCGGTCACGCCGGGGTTGCCTGTGGCGTTATCCACTGGTGCTGCCTTCTCGAAAGTTACTTCTTCAGTTGTGTTTTCTGTTATAATTTCGTCTGACATAATTATTTCACCTCCATATAGTTTTTTATTTTAGAATAGGTCGTTCTGTTTGAGGAAACGTCCATCCCATAGTGATTTTTCAATCTTCTCAGATTGACCCTGCATGACTTCTCCAAAGTCAGCAGATTTGCGGAAAGCAGTTTCTCTTTCAAGAACTTCATATCGCTTTCCAAGTTCATTATCTTGCGCTTTGAGTTGATTGACCTCTCGGCTCACACCTGAGAGGTTCTTGGAGACCTCACTCACTTGCTGATGAATCTTTTGTACAGATTCTGCAAGAACAGCCATTTGACTAATTTGCTCACTGATTCCAGCGATAGCATTAGTCAATTCTTCAATCTTCATTTCAACAATATTTACTTCTTCGACTACCGTTTCTTTAACAGCGTCTTCAGCAATTACCTCAGCGACTTCTACTTCTTCAGTCTCAGGGGTTTCTTCAACAGTTTCTTCTACTGTCTCCGCAACTTCTTCAACCGCTTCGGTTTCTTCTACCTTGGCTTCAGTTGTTTCTTCGGACATAACATCAACCTCCTTCGACTTCTTTACTTGTGAAAGAATGCCCTTAACCATTTCAGCCTTGTCAGGGTCATTCGACTCAACAAAACCAATATTTTCCATACCACCATCGCAACGGGGGCAGGAAGACTTTACTGTAGATGAGAGTTGAACTACATCATCATGCTCACAGTAATAAACATTTTCAATAAGTGCCTTTGCTAGCATACCAGTAAAGTCACCGTTCTTTTGAATAGACAATACATTTGCGTATTGATTTGCTGGTACATCAACCAGAGATAACTCGCTCAAAGAATAGTCCTTGATGATACGAATGTTCTTCTCTAGGGAAGCATCGTAGATTGTGTCATCTTCTGTAATTTCACCAGCGATTGAGAAACCTGTTAGAGTTCCGTCTAAAACCTTTTGCCAAGTATCTTCAGCACCCTTAGAAACATATGCCGATACATACACACCATTGAACATGGTCTCTGTCTCTTCATCGTAATACATATCTTCTTTGAATTCTATCATTTTGCCTACCGCTTTTGTGCTGTCATGCTGCTCACGGATATTACCGGCAAAACCTTTGAATGCTCGCACACTCGCTTCGGCAGGAACAACATCTCCCTGACGGTCTACGTTATCTAGTGTTGCAAAACCAGAAACGATTCGCCTCTCTTTATCCACCTTTGCGATGGGCATGGAAACGTTTAAGTTAGAATTTTGTACTGAGAATTGGGCTTTCTTTATATCATCACTCATAGTATCAACTATTATACCATAACTTTTAGATAACGTTGCCGTTTTTTTAATTCCGTTGAAATTTCAACACTATTCAACCCTTCGACCCTCACCTTGGGG